CCCCAGTTTTATCATTAGCAATAGCTTCTACTATTACAGAATCTATATTATTATTTGGAATGTACTTGTTAATTTGAGTTGAAATTTTTAAAGTTAGCTCATTTATTGTAATAGCATCTAAAAATTCAAACTCGTAATTAGAAATGCCAACTCCCATATCAGGATCGTCAGGATAACTTTTAGGTTCCATAATTATTAAACGTTGAACTAACCTTGCTAATGCTGGTAGTTCACCATATGTAGATACCGAACCAAAGTCATCAATGTTTAAAAAAAATTCTTTCTTTAAAGGTTCTCTATAAACTTCTAAATGTGATAACTCAATCATTATACATTATCCTCCTTTTTAACAAAAACTTTGTAATTAGTTGTTAAACAAATACATAAATGATAAAAAACTATTTTTTAGAAGAAAGGAAAAGTAAGAAGATGGAATTTTTAAACGAAAAATTACTGTCAGAAGGATTATTTAGTGCTTCGTTACAAGAAATTTCATATTTGTCTGCATTGGAGCAATTACAGAAAATGACAAAACATTTAAAAGATGCTCTAGAAAAGACAACTACTTGTAAGCCAATAAAAATCTATGATGAAAAAAAGATATATCCTAACGTATTTGCCATTTCTGCAAAAGATTATAGAATGACCATTCAACAATATCTTTCCGAGCCATTTTCTATTTTTGAATTGGAAAGAGAGTCTGGTCTGACTCAAAATATTATCATCAAAGAACTTAACAGTGTGTTTGATGAAATCAACTACGCTTATAAAGATATGAGTCTTACGTTTATCAGAGTACAAAATACTCAAGATACTTATAGATTCTATGCATACTTAGATTTTAAAAAGTGTCTTAAGAATATCATGGATTATAAAAATCCTAAAGTTCAATTACCTGCAAAAGACATGATTCATGAGTTTAACGAAGAAAAAGAGAATATCATTACTGCAATCAAAAAACATTACTTAGGAAAGACTTTAAAATTTGATAGATCCTATAATTCTGAAATTTTTAAATATGGAGCTAAATCTGGTAGTGGTATATGCTATTGCTTACAAGACCAAAATAATGGCTTCATAGATAAAGATTTTGACTATTTAGAACCTAAACTTTCTTCTTGGTCTGCTACTGCAAATATTCGTTATTACTTAGAAGAAACCAAGTTAGCCAATAGTAATCTTTCAATCGCAATTTTTCCTAATAAAAATGGAAGCTTGAGTTTGTGGCTGGTTAGTAAACCAAACATCAAAATTACGTATTAAAATTTAATAGAAAGTAGGGGGATAAATATCAATATGGTACTAAATGAAAATCAGCTTAAAATGTACGATCAATGTATGTTTCTAACTGAGTCTTTTATAAAAACAGAAAAAGATATTTGGTGGAATAAGAAAAAATGGTTTAAGAATGAAATAAACGTTTGTTTTGTTCTTGGTTTTTCAGGTTCTGGCAAGAGTTCATTAACAAGACAACTTTCAAAAAATAATGAAAACATTGATTTTGTTGAAATGGACAATCTAATTGAAAATGTAAAATATTCTGATGAAGAATTAAAAGAACGTAATCCTTATGTATATGAGTTTTTAACTGGTCCTGGTCAAAAATATCGTGGTATAACTTTTGATTCTACAATTCATGTAAAGAATAGTGTAAGAGACTGTGTTAGTTTTTGTATTAGAAAACAACAGTCAACACATAGAAAGCTGATATTAGAAGGAATACAGTTATTCTCTTTCTTTGAACCTGTAGAACTAGAGAAATATGTTGTTTGCATCAAAGGAACTAGTTATTTAACATCTTCATATAGAGCTGCTAGAAGAGAATTTTTAGAAAAACGTGTTTTAAGATCACTTGGAACTGTTACATTAAATACTAGTGGAGCCGTATTCTTTAATACACATTTGGCAAAATTCATTAGATATTACAAAAACAGGAAAAGAAAATAAATTATAATGGGAAACTATCTTTTTTAAGATAGTTTCTCAATTTTAACAATCTATTAGATATAAAAGGTTACTGTAGAAATTTAATAGAAAGTAGAGGTGTGAGTATCAATAATGAAATTGAACGAAAACCAGTTCAAAATTATGGAAAAAACAATGTTTTTAAAAGACATTTACAATAAAATTCCAATTTTAAATTTAACTAAGCAATTTAACTCAACTGAGTTAACTAAAATAAACAATGACCTCAGATTTACCATCTTTAAAAAAATAGAAAGAATGATGCAAGTATCACCTTTTTACAAAGATTTATACTCAGTTAGTTTGCCAAATGAAACAAAGTTACATGAAGAAAAATTGAGATATATGAGATGGTTTGTTGGTCATTATAGAGACAAACTAGAATATACTGACAGAATTAAATTTACATTTACACTTTTAGACCCAGATTGTAATTATGCGGATGGTGTATATGAGCAGTATAGTAAGCTGGATTTTGATGATGTTTTAAATGATGGACGTAAAATTATAAAAAGCATGGCTGGTAATTTTAGATTACTCCATCAAAGAAATATGAAAACTTTAGAGCAGTTTGAAATTTATGAATCTCCTAATTCAGATTTTATTTATAAGTTGTGCTACTATCCAAATAGGAAAATTTGGATTGAGTTAGAAAGTAGAGAGTGATGATTTATGGCTAGAACATTTTATAAGTGTCCGTTCTGTACTAACAAGTACTTAGCAAATGATAAGAAAGATCAACCTAAAGCAAAATCAGCTTTGTATTCTCATATGGAATTAACACATGAAGAAGATTTAAAAGGTTTATCTCCAGCTCAAAGTTATTTTAATTACAAATACAAGAAAACTAAAGGTTCTTGTGTCATGTGCCATAAAGAAACTAAATGGAATGAGTCTACAGAGAGATATGAACGATTTTGTTCTGACAAATGTAAGGAAGATTATAGAGAAGAGTTCAAAAAAAGAATGTTATCCAAGTATGGTAAGACACACCTTTTAGATGATCCAAATCAACAGTCCAAAATGCTAGGAAATCGTAAGATTTCAGGAGTTTATACTTGGTCGGATGGAAAGTCTAAAACTAAATACACTGGTTCTTATGAACATGAATTCTTAGAATTCTTAGACTTAGTTATGAGAATGTCCCCTAATGACATCTTCGCTCCAGCTCCACAAATCTTTCATTACACTTATGAAGGAAAAGATCATTTTTATATACCTGACTTTTACATCGCTAGTCTTAATCTAATAGTTGAGATTAAGGATGGAGGATCCAATCCTAATCGTCATGAAAAGATTCAACAAGTTGATAAAGCTAAGGAAAAAATCAAAGATGTAGTAATGGCAAAACAAACACAGTATGAGTACATCAAAGTAGTAGATAAAGACTACAGTATCTTTATGAACTACTTGATGGATCTAAAATATAAAGAATAACAAAAAAAAAGAGATATAACCTTTGATGGTTATATCTCTTTTTAATTTCAGTTAGCTATTATACTCTGCTAACTTTGCATAGATTTCATCGTAAGTTTCTTGAGAAATACGATTCATGATCGAGAAGATATTGTAACAGATAGTTTTAAGATTTCTAAGATCAATTTGGTTGTCATATTCATTGTCAGGATTGTCAAATAACAATTCCATCATGAATTTGTAGTTCTTAAAATCGATACTACCTTTTCTAACATTTCTAGTAAATGTTTCTACCAAGAATTGCTTGTCATCAGACAGAGTTCCCTTAGTTACAACTACTCTAGTGTTGATATAATGTTCTATCTGTTGAGCTTTAAATTCTTCAGTGTTCATGCTTACCAAATTATCATAAGCTTTCATAAATGTACCGTTATAGTGGATTGTTTCCTGAATCCTATTAATCGGAACTATCCATCTATCAGAAACAATGTCATCGTCATATATAATTCCATCTTGAGCAATGATACAATTATAGTCCGATACAATCTTTCCGACACGAACTATGTCATCTTTCTCAATCAAGAAGATAACAGTATCTCCATTTTTAGGAGTTGCGTTCATAGGATTAAGTCCTTCTCTTAAAGGCTCCTCCAATTCATCTGTAATTTCTTGGATCTTGTTTTTTGCTTCGTTATTGTCCATAACATTATTTCCTTTCTTGTTCTTTCAATTCTTCAATTAGTTTGTTAAGCTTTTCCTTAGTTCTTTTACTGAGCTTAGTTGTGTCCTCAGATAGCAAAATTTCAAAAATTCTCTTTTTGAAGTTCTTTACAAAATGTAAAGTATAGTCGCCATCTTCCAAAAATGTAATAAACGTTCTACTATCATACTTTGTTTTGAAAAAATAACTTGCAAAACTTTCATTCATTCTCATTACGAATTTTTCGCTAGGACTAAACTCTCGTATAAGTTCTCCAAAATATATTGGTAACTCACTTTCAGTATATGGACCTTCATTACAAATAGAAGTAGTTCCAACCATCGAAAGAATCCCACTATTGTCTGGTTCTATATACGTATAGAACTTGATAAAGAAATCCTTAAATTTCTCTTTGTCATTCTTATAGAAATTTTTGAGAGCATCTGCGTTAAAGAGTTTCCATTTTATTTCAAGAGCATGACTGTAATAGAAATCATCACTATACTTGCCATTTAACAATTTTTGGTTTTGAGATAGACAAGCCCAATCGATGTACTTAGGATTGTTGTTTATGAAATCTTCACTAAGATTTCCATGAATACATGCAGAAGTCCAATATTGTCTAAAGAAACCTTTATGCTGAAGCAATAAATTTTCAGTATAGTTTTGAGTTTCTAATATCAGATGTCTAATATGAGCAATATACATACTTGAAAGAGTTTGTTTTTTCTCTTCATCAAACTTAATTCTCTTTATGTTTTCAACTATGTAACTCAAATCTTCTTCTGAAAATTTATGCGTCTTAAATAGATACTCTATATTCTGATAGGGAGACGTTAGAACACTATTAAGAGACTGAGTTTTTTCTATATCTGCATTGATAATGAAGAGTACATCTTCTTTAGTAAATGTCTGATGCTTATCAAAGAAGAATGACTTACACTTTCGAATATATTCGTAGTACTTTTGAATATTACTTGAACTAATTGGAAAATTGTTTGTCACTATGATATCCCAATTTAGATTTGGGTGATCTTTATATTCTTCAATAAGTTCTGCATGATTAGTAAATCTTATCATACTGGACAAAATGTTAGGGTAAAATTCTATTAGTCTAAAAACCTTTATGAAAAAACTATTTGCTTGGAAGTGTCTAGATGTTAACAGATATGGGAAATTTATGATTTCGTAGTTGTTGATTAAAGTAAAGTAACTAATGTATTTTAGTTCATCACCATATTTAACATAATGTTCCCTACATATGTCTGATAAATCACCCATCCATACTTGGTTTCCATCAGGATCTAAATAACAACATAACCCTTTTAATTCGTCATAGTCAATAAATGGATTGTGCGTGTTTAATGACTTTCTATTAATTTGATCTCGAAGATCTTCTACTGTGTCATAGTAGTTGTAATTATTCCCCCAAAAATTAAATTCCAAATTAGTCATTCTTCTTTTCCTCAATCTTTAAGAATTTTTCATCTAAAGTCAGTTTTACAAAGTTCTCAAAACCAAACTCTTTCTTAGCTTTAAATGTTAGATTTGCAAGTGCTTTTTTAGGTGTAGGTGCCGTAGTATAACCTTTCCAGTTAGTTGCGATTACTCTTTCAAAATGAGAAATCGGACCATTGTAAGAATAAGTAAACATAGACAAAATTTCCTTTCTAGTTAAAATTTAATGTGATTTCATCTACAATTAGAATATGTATTTAAAATACATTTTGATACACCTTTTTCTATTAAAATCCATACAAAACAAGTACTTAAAAATTTTAGAAAACGGAGATTTTATATGGGTTTCTTTAATAAACTTGGTGGATTTTTAAGAAATACCTTAGATACTGCAAAGATAATAGATGGCGAATTTTCCATATCTAATACTCTGATCAACAGCTTTGCAAAGAAAGGTATCAATCCAAAAGTATCAAAACCTATGAAAGACATCATTGCAATACTAGATGCATTTCATATCAAATACGACCAAGAGAAAATTTTTAATGAATGCTACAATCATAGAAAATTACCATTTGACTTCTGTATCTATACTACGAAAGGATTTTTCCTAGTTGAGTATGATGGAGTTCAACATTATAAACCTTGTTTTGGATTAAGTGAGGAACAGAAATTAGAAAACTTTCAAAATACATTGACCAATGATGCTATAAAGAACGATTACTGTAAGAAACATAAAATAAGACTTTACAGAATCACATATAAAGAAAACCATGTAGAAAGAATTTTAGAAATTTTAAAAGCTGAGAAACTAATTTGAACAGAAAAGAAAGAGGATTAAGACTTGTTAGTCTTAATCCTCAATATTTTTATTCTTCATCGAAACTTATAACGAGATACATATTCCCACTTTCACCAATTGCATATAGATCATTCTCAATTTCTACTTCATCAACAATTTTATCTTCCATTGTACCTAATTCTTCAACAATTTCAAAGGTTTTTTCATCAATTTGATAAAAAGTGTTAGTATCCATGTCTACCGCAATTACAGTATTCGCATTAGTTTCATCTACTTCAGGCTCTGAATCGACAACATTCTCGATATTATTTTCTTCATCATTTTCGTCTTCAGTAACCTCACCAGTTTCATAGTCAACTTCTACAGTTTCAATACTCACACTACTTCCAATGATATTTCCAATGTCTTCATTTTCAAGTTCTTCATCTAATAGGGTGTCTATATTGTCAACTTCATTTACATGAGGTTCACTTTCTTTATCTGTGACATAACCAAATTCACTGGTAATTTTCTTATAGATAGCTTCTGTAAGAGTATCAACTTCCGTATCTTGTTTGTTAGAAGCTTTCTCTTTGAATGCATAGTCAGTGATAGTTTTCTTTAGGTCTGCCTTCTGTTTTATATAACTCAGCTTTGCAGTTTTTAAAGAAATCAAGTTACTTGTTTGATCTTTCAAAAAAACTAAGCTTCCTTTAAACTGAGCATTCTTTATAGTGTCATAGTGCGTTTTAATCTCGCCATAAAGTGCATCTATTTCTTTCAGTTCAGAATCCAATTGTTTCATTTCTTCTTCGAAAAGATCTTTGGAATATAAATTCTCTTGAACTTCTTTATTTTTCTCATCCATAAATGTAATTTCCTCCTTTACAAATATTGTAAACCATGATTATTTTATTGTTTGGTCTCTAATTTTTGCAAAACAAAAGAAAGAAAATAAGAGAAGAGGGGTTACCTCTTCTCTTAAAAAAGTTTAAACGATTTTCTTTTTTTTTTTTTGTATTTGAAAGTGTAATTTTTGTTTACAATATTCCATGTTCATTTCTTTTGTACAAAACATTGTCTATTCCGTCCAATCCATCATTATGTCAAAAACTAGTTTTACTTAAAGCTCCTAAGTATCTAGTTCAAGATATATAGATAGAACTTCCGATAATACGGTAAAAAAATTAACCTTCTCTTGTTAAAGTATAAAGAGTTTGAATACCTTCGTTACGCAAAACTCTAGTAGTTTTTCCTGTTACATCTAAAAGATACTTAGGTGAGTTTATTAGTTTCTCACATTCTAAGTTTGCTTCTTGTGAATAGACAGATCTTAAAGAAACCGTGTCTCCGTCAAAGTCTGCACCCAAGGCTTCCAACATCGTATTATGGGGAATTATGGTATCGATATAGTTCATGTTTTCATCATAACTAGGACTATCAAAATCTGTAGTAACTACAGGATAATTGTCATAATACTTGTTAGCAATTGTTATTTTTTGAGTCTTGTAAGTAGTCATTATTTTTATACGGCTTGGATAGATTGATTATAGTGATAGGTAAAACTTTGAAGTTATCTCTATTTTTTCCCCCACTTCACACTGTGCGTGAGACTTTCACCTCACACAGCGTTCCATCAATTTTTCTTTATGAAGTTTTCAATTATTGATTGAATATTCTGATAGGGAGTATCATATGATATACGCAGCAAATTTATATTATGGTTTTCGCAATATAAATTTTTCATCTCATCATGTTTTTGCGTAAATTCTAAACGTTCTTGTCGTTCTTTATCATTATGACCAAAAATAGGAAGAAAATGTTGTCGTCCATCATATTCTATAAAATACTTTTTATTGTCAATACAAAAATAAAAGTCAAAAAATAAGTAACCTAGATCTTTACAATCATCAAACTTCTTTTGTGGGGTAAATTTTATATCTAAGTTTTCTAAAACAGATTTAATTCTAAATTCTCCGCTAGTCATCTTACAATATTTACATCCAAATCTTTGACTTAAAATAACTTTTGGAGTATTCTTAATTATGTTCCCACAATTTTCGTGTTTAACTAGAATTTCCTTATTTATTGCCATAAACTCTGAAACTCTAGTCCATTCATTTCCATAAATGTTTAACAGACGTCGATCAAATTCTTCATTTGTCACACGTTTTACTTTAGTACATTTTGGACATCTTTTACCTTGAAAGAAATTTCTAGGTGCAACTTCATAAATTTCATTACACACTTTATGTTTTAGCGTTACTTTTGTTTTTGTATTGATATAAGGAGTTAGGACTTCATATTCGTTATCTCCCTCTTTATTTACTTTTGAAACGAATTCATCATGTGACATATGAAAATCGGTATTGCATATTGGACATCCTGATCCATGCATTACAGTTCTAGGTTCAGTTTCATATTCTAATCCACATTTTAAATGTTTCATTTTTATTTTTTCAGAACATTTGATATATTTTCCCAGCACTTGATATTCTGGTCCTAAAATATTCATAACATCTTTAACAAAATCTTCATGTGATTTACTTTTTCTACCCATTTTATTAATCTCCTTTGTAAAAGTATTTAATAAATTGTTTGATCGTTAGAAAAAGTTCAATCAAAAAATTGACTATGCCCCTTCACTCCACTTTCATTACAAAAGCTTCATCGCTACTACAGGCTGCTGCCATTTCTATAAAAAGTATCAGCTATTTTCTTTTTATAGAAACTTCTCACGTTCCGTAAATTCTAGTATTTCTATAACTTAGGTGTTTTCTGTTCCCAATATTTTCAATTGAAGCATCATTCAATAGGATTTTCGCCACTATCATACTACTAATCCCAAAACATTGGACGTTAGAAAATTCGTGTTCCTCACCATATTATAGAACCATCCGCATTACTATGAATACGTCTTCACCTAGCTTCACACATTAAATAATTCTAGCTATTTTTTAATGCATGTAGGAGTATTAATGTTGGTGTTTCATACTGATTGCCGTATTTCATTCCACCAATCAAACTTACAGTTAACATAAGTATACTTATATCGATCATTTCCTTGATTCTTTCAAGTTATAGATCAACGTGACACACGATAGTTTTCAATCGGAAATCGAGTTACATACACATGTTTGTCAAGACAAACTCTAGTTGCAACAATGTATATCAAGTCCAGTAAAGTAAAGTGTCTCTTTAAATCATCTTGGAAGAGATTTAAAGGAACTTCTTTAACACTTCCATTCTTAAGCCTAATTGGAACCATGATTGGATCAAGTCTATTATCAGGTGACTTAATATATAAGTTCATCATCCCTTTTATCTTTTCAGTTGTAAATTTACTCATAGGATTTACCAATGGATAATAATTTCCATCAGAACCCCTAATTTCATTAACTGATGCAAAGGTTTCTTCTGCAAAACTAGCTATCTCGTATTGGAAGAAAGGATAGAATAAGTTACACAAATGAGATAAAGGAATGCCAGTATAAGTAAACTTTACCAATTGTTCATCTGATGTATTAGAATTGACTCTACCTGCTGAGATAACACCGCGAGTTGAATAGTCCACAGTCTTGCCGAGCAAACTATTCTTGAGAAGTCCAGTCTTACCCTTGATATATCCAGTCAAGTAATCATAGATTTCTAAAAGCTGTTTTTGAATTCTAGATTCCGTAATATATCCCATAAAGTCGAAATCTGATTTAGAACTTGCCAGAGAAATCAAATTTGCATACATAGGGTTGATTTCATCTTCTGAAACTCTTCCATGATCGAGTTTTTGTATATTAGAATCTCGATAAAAGGCAGGAATTACAAGCCACTTGCTGACAAAGATTTCATCAAGATCAAGTTTAGTTAGAAGGTCTATAGTCCTGTCTCGCTCTCCTGAACCCGATTTTTTAAACTTAAGATTTTTGAAATTCTTATAAAGCCAAGCTATTCCAGTATTTCCATTCTCATTATCAGCAACTAACTCACCTTTTTCGTTAATTCTAAAATAGCCACTACCATCAATGACTCTAGCAAAATTACGATTCATTTTTATGAGTCTCAAATAAAATAATGGGTGTAAAAAGTGTCCTTTTAGGTCGATGTAACCAAATAAAGTACGTCTATCATAACTACCAACTTGACCAAAAATTCTATATGATAAAAGACCATTATCAGTTGGGTACCAATCTGCATCAAAACGTATAGGGTTAGTAACTTCTTGTATGTTGTTAACCTTTATAAATTTGTCCAGATTACAAATATCTATTTTCAAAGGAAAACTCCTCCTTTCGTACGTTTCTTTTAATAATGGATTGTTTCAGACTATAAAAACTAGATAAAAAAAAAGAAACAGATAGTTTTAGTAACTATCTGTTTCAATTTACTTCTTACAGGACGTTCATATAAAATGTCTGTAGATTGAATTTCTCCACTAGATTAGAAAATCTTTCTGTCGGCTTATTATAACCGAACTCAGGAATTAAAATTTCGTTACCAAAGCCTTGACCGTACAAAACCATATCATAAATGCATTCAAGTCGATCATCTGCAAAGATGTCCCATTTAATTCCTCTTTCCATAATTGGAATTGATTTTCTTGTATCAGTAGTAGGGATAAATTCTATCTTCTCAGGATTGCAATCCTTATAAAAATCTACCAACCATTTTATTTTTGCGTCAGCAGCTGTATCTGATAGACAATGTGAAATTACATAAATCTTTTCACAATAAGGTTGCTTAAGATATTCCTTTAAAGCGATAGCAAATTTAGTAGGCTTAACATCATCATAAAAGTCTGGAAGATTAAACAAGTCCGTAATTTCATTTGCTATTTCTTTAGGAATTTCATCTACTTCAGGTCTCTTCAACCATTTGCTAGTATAGTATTCTGTTCTACTATAAAAGAACCTTTGTGATGTCTGATTTATGTTCATGTACTTCTTGTAAGTTTCTACATTCTTAGAATTCTGTACTAAATGAAAATGCTTAATTGCAGTCAATGCTAAAGTGTCATCAAAATCTGTAACTAAAATTTTCTTTTCAGTATTGTTAGTGTTCAGTAATGTATCTTTGTCTTCAGTTATTTTATAAGGTTTTACTTCTCTGTCATTAAATATCATGTTCTGTATCTCCGTCAAAAATAGTTGAGTCTGTATTCTGTTACAAATACAGACTCATAAAAATTTTTAGATAACTGTGCTTAACGATTTAGAAAGGAATATCTTCGTCGTCCTCAGTCATCCTCCTCATCGTCATCTTCTAAAAGTGACTTCATGTTAGATGCAGATCTAGCAATAGAGGACTTACGACCAACAGTCTTCTTAGCTGCAGGTGCTTCATCTACTTCTTCATCATCGTCTTCAGATACCATTTCAGCCTTCTTAGAGCCAAGAGTAGAACGAACTTTACGATTCATACCACCTGCTACTTTGCCGCCAGTTTTAGATTCAGATCTACCATTAATTGAAAAACCATTGCATTCAAATGTAGAATCAACTAAGCCAGATACCACAGCATATGCACTGTTAAAGAGTCTCTTGAAAGCTACGATATCCATGTTGATAACTTCTTCAGCTTCTTCACCATCAGCATTATAGAACTTCAAAGTCTGATCGTTGCTAAGTAAATGCTTGTATTCTGCTGTTACACTAGCATTCTGTACGTAAGAAATGTAGACATAAACACCATCTTCCTCGCTAACAATTTCAAGCTGAGAACCATTATTGGTCTGAGCAGAAATATGATTGATGATAATGCCACCGATAGTACCAGCATCCATATCGCCAGTGGGGAACATGTCTTCAAGCTGGTAAGCAATCTTAGCTATTTCATTTGCAGATAAATTGATGTAACCATTGTCATAATTACCATCTTCAGACTTAACAAACTTTCCATCACTATCCAGTGTCTGGATCTTAAGAATAAGCTCATACGAATTATTCTTGTCAGATTTTCTTAGGGAAGTCTGAAGTACAGTGTTGTTATCCTTCTGCCAAAAGCTAGGACCACTGTTACCCCACTTATAAGTTACTTTTTCTTTCTGGTTATCATTGTTACTTCTGTTAGTAACTGCCATTTTAGTTAGCCTCCTTAAAAATTTTGTTTTTGTTAGTTACTTTACTGTAGAAAAAGTCATAAACAGTTTCTAAAGAAATTATATATGTTTAGAAACTGTTTTAACTTTTTAAAAACTGATGAAAGTACTATAGAATTCCTTATTGTTAAATTGCATTAGCTTTATCCCTAAACTTTCAAGTAAGATATTACCAACACGAATATTGTCGTCAATAATGTCATCATAGTTGATAAATGGAATTAACCAATCAGGTATCTTATTTACAGATTTAGGCAAACTTATTGTAGCCATTCCATAATGTGCCAATCTTTCATCATCAAAAATTAACTTTTGAATTTTCTCAAACATCTCAGTTTCATAGATTGGTTCAAGATCTTCAATGGAATTGATGTTCAGCTTTAGCATATTTACCTTAGCTGGTGTCTGAATAGTATTATCTGGATTAAGCAGATTCCAAATCATAGTACCTCTAGCAGAAGCTACTTTATATGGATCCTTGTAAGCATCAAGTTCATTACACTTACCTGGTGTTAAGAAAGTTATCTCACCATTATGAAGTGAATTATAAATTTCATCTTCAAATGCTTTAAAGATACCTAAAATTTCTGCAATGTTGATGTTATCAGATTTCAGTATCTTATTTTCAATCATGTTGGTAAACACTTGTCTGGTACGATTATTGACATTTGCCTTCTTAATTGACATACCCTTCATGTCTACCTTCCTTTTGATATTACCCTCCTGCAACTCTAATAATCCGCAGTACTGTTTCTTGTTTCGGCTAAGCATGACTCTAGAATACAAAAATTCGCTCTTCATATTGATAATAGGTTGCTTAACTTCAGAAACATTACAATTCTCAGTCAATCTGTTTAGTTCTTTCTGAATAAACTTGGACAAGAATAAGATAGCTGAGTTAGGAATTGAATAGAACAATTTGTCTGATTCTGGAAGCTGTATAGACTTTTCTACCCATTTTATATATGGATTCAACGACAAGAAATTTGAGTCAGTATCTACCACCAATATAGTTTCTCTTTCCATATTGAATGCTCTATCAGCTCTATTCCAATACTGGAAGTCATAAACTACAAATTCTTCTAATAGTTCCCAAAGTTTATCTAAGTTTTCCTTAATGTCATCATTAACTTCATTCGGATTGATGATATCATACTGCAAGATATTTTCTAGATACTTCTTCTGAGTTGCATTATTCAAGAACTCATACAAGTTGTTCTTATAGTAAACTCGATTAACTTGCTCTTTGGAAAGTCCATTAATCAGAGTCTTTAGCTTAGACTTCTCATCTTTAGTCAAAGAAACAGTCATCAAACTCTTTAAGTTATCTAACAAATCTTGTTTCTTCTTTACATTTTCAGAATCAAGAACTTTGAGAATTTTCAAATCATTTCTAGTACTCTTTAAGCAATTTTTAACATAGACACACAAGTCGTTAAAGTTGTCATAGTGAATGTTGTTACTTAAAAATGCTTCAAATGCTAAAATTGAAGTGGTAATAATAGCATACCCCATGAAAGTTACACTTGGTGGTATAACTGGATTATAGAACTGACTGTTCTTTTCTCCAGTAGCTCCATAATAAGAGTTGTTCAACAATTTAAAAGTCTTCTGCAGCATTTCATAGAAAGACTCTTTAATATAGTCTCCCTCATTTAATGCAGCAAATTGTGCTTTCTTAGCTACTTTTCTCTCGCTCATCAACCAGCTAACAAAATCCGCATTTAAATTGATAGCTTTGTCATGTTGCTTAAACATAACTCCATAGCCAGTCATAATGGGATTTTTGTTTTCATAAAAATCCAAAATTTCTAATAGAGTATGACTACTTTCTTCCTTGGTATAGTTGTTTCTAATAGCAACATTACATGTTTCATCATTTAACTTTGCATTGTTTGCTATCTGATCATCTATGACTGCTAACAGTTCATCATCAGTCATATCTGGTTTCAATAGTTTCAATGCACTTAGCATGTCATCTCTATAATTTTTGACAAAAGTACTTTTACTGAGATCTATTGACATTTGGCTTTAAAATCTCCTTTCTTTTCCATGTGTAATAAATTTTTAGTCTGAACTTTTTTGAATTAGAGTTTCAAAATTAAAATTTTTTGGAATTTCATAATCTTTTACAAACTCTGGTAGTGGATTACTACTAAATGGTTGTCTAAGAATCCAGTGAGTATCAAGGATTAACTTATCAGTTGGTTTTATAGTAATTTTAAACAGAAGATCTTTAGCAGTTGTACATTCTACTATATCTGGATCTGGTAAATTTAATTGAGTGGGAGGTTTACTAAAAAGAAACCCACAGTCAATAAGTAATTTCAGAAGTTTAGTAGAATTACGATAGTAATCATAAAACGTAACTACATTATTTTTACCGTATCCTAGTATATCTTCCCTGAATAAACCTATCTTTAAGTCAAATTCAAATCTTTTTTTAATTTCTTCATTCGTCATAATTGTATTTCTTCTCTTTTGTCAGGTTTTTAAATCTAATTACTTTCCTTTGTAAGTTATTTAACGATACTTTGTATTCCTTAATGTAATCTGGAAATGGATTATCTTCTTTTTCAAAACTCCTATTGACTGATAAAACTATTTTATCTGAAGGGACTATATCTATTTTACACAGTTTTTCAGTATCAGCGGAATTGTATGTTCTTATCATGTTTTTAAACGTATCTTCTGACATTGAGCACAAATAACCACTATCGATAAGTAAATTTAAAAATTTAATAGAATCTTCAAGGTAGCCACAGAATCTAAATTCTCCTCCAGCAAAACGACTCCTATTTTTAAATAAACCCATCTTTAAGTCAAACTCAAATCTTTTTCTAATTTCTTCATTCGTCATATTTGATAATCCTTTACATACCTTGGTATTTCGTTAAAATCCGTAGTCTGAGTTATCGGATTCAAGTAATTCCAATTTGTATCTATATCTACAATTCTGTCCTTCATGCTTATTTCTAGATAAACTCCATTTCTACTTTCAAGAAGTTCCTTTATATATGATTCCTTACATAAAGTTAAAAGTGAATCTTCATCACTAACAAAACCTATGTTAGTAAGCAACTTAAGAAGTTTGTAGGTTCTACTACCCCTTTTGAAAAGAATTTCATCTGGATATCTAATAGAATGCTTAAAGAGACCTATACTTAATTCAAACTCAAATTTTCTTTCAATTTCTTCATTCGTCATATTTTATATTCCCTGATATAATCTGGAATCTGATTGTATATAAGTACATTTTCATTATCAACACTTACAATACCTAAGAATTTTTTGTCTCTAAAATCAATTACTAAGTACAAATGTGTATTATTGACAGTACCTTTTCCTGTATAACCATTGTCATGTAAAACTGCAAGAAATCTATTAGTAATAGGTGTTTTAGTGTCAATTTTAAAGAAAGCAAAATTTGGGTAAGTCTTAAAACTAAATTTGCTATCAAACTCAAATCTTTTTCTAATTTCTTCATTCGTCATCTATTTGTACTCCTTGATATAGTCTGGTATTTCGTTCAATATAGTTCCATCAAAATCCTCAATAATTGAATGTATTTTGCTAATCTGATCTAGTGCGATAACAGGATTATCATAGAGGGTGATGATTGAATCTTTGTAATACCGAGATAAACTATAACCACTATCACTAAGCATTTCTAAGAACTTTGTTGCAAGTTTTCTATTCCAACTGCATTTAAACAAAGTTTTTTCAGTAATAAAATTACTGGAGTCTAGTAAAAATAGACCAATGTTCATATCAAATTCAAATCTTTTTCTGATTTCTTCATTCGTCATAGTTTATTTCATACTCCTTGATATAATCTGGAAGAAGATTATAATTTTCTGTCAACGTCCAATATATTGCTAAAATTTTTTTATTAGAAACATCTATTTGTGTTCTATAAAGTTCTCCATTATGCTTATTTTCTAAGTTATTAGCAATTATCCCTTCATAGCCACTATCAATAAGCAATTTTATTAATTTTGCAGTTTCTTTATAATACCCATGAAATGTAATACTTTCAAATGGATAGTCTTTTTTGAACATTCCTATTTCTAAGTCAAATTTAAATCTCTTTCTAATTTCTTCATTTGTCATTCTATAACATACTCCTTGACGTAATCTGGAATTTTGTTATTTCTATAGACATCATCACGATATTGAAAAGTATCAAATGTATTATTCCATGAATCATCAGAACTTTCAGGATTTATAACATAGAACAGTACCGTACAAATTTCATCATCTTTATGTTTTCTAAATCTTTCCAATTCTTTCATTCCAATATCAAGTAGTAGTTTTCTTAATTTAAGACAACTTTCCGTGCTATCATTGAATGTGTAACAAAGTATACTTTTGTTTATTTCAAATACACCCATTTCAATGTCAAATTTAAATCTTTTTCTGATTTCTTCATTCGTCATAGTTTATTTCATACTCCTTAATATACTCTGGTACTGGATTTAGTCTAATAGAGCCATCTACGTAATCTTCAAATCTAATAAGACACTTAGACTTTGTACAAACTGCCAAATAAATTACATTCATTCTGTAACCCCTTGGAAAAATGGCATTTTTCCTTTTATATCCAAGATCATGTTCTAAAAAATATAAAAATTTTCCTATTTTATTTATAGGACAAACAAAGTACATTTCATCTAAGTTGCTATTTTTAAATAAAAATTCTGTATCGAATTCAAATCTTTTTCTAATTTCTTCATTCGTCATTTAAAACACGCTCCTTAATAAAATCTGGAAATCGATTCTTAGGTGAAGTTATGGACTTAAAATCTGGTGCAGAATACACTTCTTCATATCTTCTTGTCTTAAGATATAACTTTAAAGCGTTGCTATTTTTCACATAGCCACCTTTCTTTTTGTATCCTAACCTTTTTAAAACATTTCTTAATTCTATTAAGAAAGGATAAGAATCAGAATCGTCCAAAACGAAATATACTATTTTGTGGTTCTTAGTATACTTAGTTTTGTACTTTATTTCCAGATCCAAATCAAATTGGAATCTTTTTTCTTCATTCTCATTCGTCATTTTTTATTTTGTACTCCTTGATATAATCTGGTACATCATTAAAGTATTCTTTAAATCTCCATAGTGTTGGGTTTATTTCTTTAGTAGCTTCATTTAGCACCATACAAACTTCATTTGTTTCCCTAATAGATTGATTTATTAATGCATCTGCACTTGGTAAAAATGTAAAAAAGTAACCTATATCAATTAAGAAATCGATAAAACATAGGTCTTTTCGTTTTATTAAAAAATAAGTTTCAAATTCAATTTTCTTAAAGACTCCTACTTCCAAATCAAATTGAAACCTTTTTCTAATTTCTTCATTCGTCATTTATTTTGTACTCCTTGATATAATCTGGAATTTCATTAAAAATAGCTTTACCTTCAGCTAATATCTTTTCATTATATTTTAACAACTGAAATCTATTTTTGAATGAGGAAAAGATATAAACACCATCAAATTCTTCTTCAAAACCAGGTCCAATTTGTGTTTTTCCTATATCAGTCAATAACTTAAACAGCCTATTACATGCATCTTGATTTTTAGATGTTAACAAACCTAAATGTACTGAATCTGGAGAAACTTTAAATCTTCCCATTTTTAAGTCAAATTCAAATCTCTTTCTAATTTCTTCATTCGTCATTTTCTAAATTCTTACTCCTTTAGGTAATTAGAACTCTACTATCCGTTATTTTATATTTTTTTACATAATCTGGTATTTGTTGATTTATAGGATTGCTATTACCAATACTGCTAGGTATCCAATAAGTGTGAAAACTTTTAGTTTCAGTAAATATACGAATTTCTGTTCTATCCAGAAGTATGAAATTATTTCGCTTAAGTTTATCTTCATACTCTGCATTTTCAAATCCAAGGTCAATTAACACCATTGCCAATTGGAAAGTTTCAAGATATGGTCCATAAAATATAATTTGGTCAGTAATAATTCTTTCAAATCTTCCCATTGTTAAATCAAACAAAAATTTTTTTCTAATTTCTTCATTCGTCATTTTCTAATTTGTACTCCTCTACATATTCTGGAATGTAATTTTTACAACAAATAGTTCCTTCTCTCAAAATATAAATTTTTTTGAGTTCTAAATCCAAGATTATTTCTTCTCTATCATCAGAAACATATGTTTTAGCATTTAGAGGAAATGTAAATCCAGCTTTTAAAACAACTTTTAGAAATTTCCTTACTAAATCAACATCAATTTTATAAGTTCTTTCTTTTACAAGTTTAAATCCAAGTACATTTGAAAATGATAGAAAGATTGTTTTTGTAGTTCTATTAAATCTTTCCATTTCCAAATCAAATATAAAGTGTTTTACAATTTCATCATTTGTCATTTTCAAATCACCAACCATAAATTTTACTAATTGTGTCACCTAATTTTTCAGTTAAATTGTCTATATCTTCTTGAGTTGCTTTACCATTGTAAATCAAATTTAACAGTTCTTCTTTGTTTTCATCTTCTATGTCATCTTTCCAGATTCTGTAGTAACAATTATTACGACCATCATGATGAACAAAATGTCCTTTAAACTCATTTTCTTCATCAATATACCATTCAGCCATATCACAGTCAGAATATAAACAATCAGCAAGATTTCCACTTTCTATAACTTTGTATCCCATAACTCGACCATTCCATCTACCTATATCTGCAATAACTAAAATACTATCAGCTACTACCTTATCTAAATCATCTCTTACAAAATCTAAGTTACCATCGTTAGCTTCATACATCATTTGTAAGTACTCTTCTTCAGTTAAATCAGGGTTTGTTTCTTTAAAACAATCAATCCAATCATCAAGTTTTAAATCACAATTAGACCAAATAACTTTTTTCTCCATTTTTACTTTCTTCCTTTCTTGTGTTAGTAAAATATTTTCAAAACAATTATATATAGATAAAGGTGTGATTAAAATTGTACAAAAATTTATAATGGAAAGGAGTGCAGTAAAGTGGCAAAAAAATGGATCTACTTATATGAGGAAGAAGTTGCAGATTCTCAAGAAAATATAGATAACGCTAAACAACTTAATAACGACGCAATGGCAGCAGCAAAAGGTAGAATAGAAAATGGCAAAGCTAGAGTAAAAGCTGGCGGAAAAGAAGTTAAAGAAGGCGTTAAAGAAATAGCAGGCGGTATGAAAGATGTAGCTACTGCAAAAGCAGATGGAATGAAACTAGCAAGTCGAGAAAAGAAATTTGCTAAACAAACACAAGCTAATACAGCTGGCGTTCAAAATGCATCAGCTAACATGCTTGATGAAGAAAATGATGACGCTTCTATCATTCCAGATACTACTAGCGATGAACAAAAGGAAAAAGTAGAAAAGAATAAAAAAGCAATTCTTACTGAAAAACAGCCTTTACAAGAATTCATGGATATCTTTACAGCTATTTCCAAATAATTCAGGTTTCTAGAGATAAAAGTAAACAGGAACATACAAAATTTTTAATATTTTTAGAAACAACAATCTAATAAAGTAAAACTATTTAAATTTAAAAATCTAAAAAGGAAAGGTGATATAAAATGTTACTTGATGAATACAAGAATCTAAATGAAAATCAAACTCCTGAAGAGGTTGAAAATGAAATGATTATACAGGAAGATTTTGATATGATCGTAGAATGGCTCCGTGAAAGCGGTTATGCTGATCTTGGTGATGAATATTCCGTATACACTGAAGCTACTGTCTCCACTAATAAGATGACTAACAAACAACGTGTTATGAGTAGAGATCAGTACTTTAACTTAACTAAGACTATGGCTGCTCTTTCTGCTGCTCGTGCTGCTAAGAGTGCTGACTATCAGAAGCTTGTTAAGGTTTCTCGTCTCCGTAAGAAGCTAATCGCTAAGATTAATAAGCAGTATGCTAGCAAGGCTACTAGAACTGCTAAGGCTGCTCTTAAGGCTGCTAAGAAGACTTCTCAGACTATCGTTAAGGCACCTAAAGAGGGTGTATCTGGAACCAAGACTAAGGATAATGCTCTTAAGCCCAAGGTTTTAAAGGACTCTGAAAAGAAGTAATAACTCTTCTATTTTTATAGAAAAATAAATCTAAAAACACAATCATACTAACTGGATTATTTACCAGTTAGTATGATTTTTTATTTAAGTTTCATCTATATATTATGACTTTGATACAAATACATTTTTGTAGGAAATTATAATAGAGGAAGAGGAGGAAATTTTGCATTATGGCAAAGAAGACTATAAACTTAAATGGTCTAATTGAAGATAAGCAGGAATTTTATAAGAAGCTAGAATTGTATGAATCTAAAATATTAGATGACTACAAGAGAAGAAAAATAAACATTACTTTTTCTTTAAATGGTGAAGTTTATGAAGGTACAATGGCTAATCTAATCACACAGATGATACTGTTGATACCATTTGTAGATCAGAAAATTATACCAGAAAACAGGTTTATCATACTTGATAAGATCAAAAACTTTAATAAAAATACAGTCATCAATTATTTCAATGATGTAATCAAATATTTTGTCGATTTAGAAATTGAGAAAAAGGGATATTTAGATGAACTAAATATTTCTATCAAGAATTCCATTAACCACCTTTCTGACCTTTCTGGAAAGTTTAATGTTTATTCTGGTAGTACTTTATCTTTACATGACTTAGTAAATCTTTATAGCGAGAATGATAGATTTAAAGAACTTGTAAATGAAGAAGTACCTAGTGGATTAGACTTTTCTGAGATTGAAGAGTTTGTTAATAAAGAATTTGATGAGCTTATGAACATTCTTGAAACTGAAGATACTTGTTTCAAACCTTATTTTAATGCAAAGACTGGTATTAACAGAAAGCAGTTTAAAGAAATTATTTCTACAATTGCTTTAAAGGCAGACCTCGATGGAAACATCATTCCATATGTAATTCAAACCAATTACCTAAAAGGACTTAAGAATATTACTGACTTCTTCATAGTAGCGATACTAGCTCGTAAGGCACTCATAACGAGCCATAAAAGGGTCAAGGAATCGGGCTACCTAACAAGAAAATTGTCACTACTCTTAATGGATACTTTCTTATCTGAGGAAGATGATTGTGGTACCGACGAGTACAGCGAAGTATTAATTGACTCTGAAAATACTGCTAAGAGATTTAACCTTAGATATTTCTTGAATGAAGAAGACGAAACATTAGAGAGATTTGACAATAAGATACACAAGAATTTGATTGGACAAACTCTTAAGTTTAGAACACCAGTTAAATGTAAATGTCATGATGGTAAAGTTTGTAAAACTTGTTATGGTGATCTAGCACATGTAAATAGTAACATCCATATTGGTATTTTAGCAGTACTAGAACTTACCGAACAGTTAACTCAGAAGCTTCTGAGTGCTAAGCACTTACAGACTACTTCATCAGATGTTATAGATTGGCCTAAAGAAATGTTAGAGTATTTCATCATAGACAAGGGTTCAATTTATATTGACACAGAAAAAGAAAAGTCTGGTGCAAATATCATCATTGATGATGAGTACATTGAGACTGACGATGAAAACAACCTTACAATATCAAAGTTCGTCATTAAAGGACGTTTAGGTCATGAAATTGAAATTGAACCTCCCATGAAATTAGTATTTTCTAATACAATTTCAGACTTGATTCAGACTAATCCAGTTCGTGATAGTAACAACAAAATTGTGTTAGGTGTTAAATCTTTATGTGCAATTAACGATGCAGTATTTACTTTCAATCTTGAAAATAATGAGCTTTCAACTTCTCTGCAAGCAATTATTGACCTGATTGAAAGTTCAGACCATTTAGGTGTTACAAATATTGATGACATGACGAATAAATTCATTGAGTTGCTTAATGAAGGTGATATTGGTTTGAACGCAGTTCATGCAGAACTTATTTTAAGAGAACTTTGTAGAGATGCAGATGACTTAACTAAGAAACCTGAAAGATATGATGATGATGAAGGATATGTAATTCTTAAAGTATCTGATGGTATCTTTAATTCTCCTTCTTCTGCAGTCTCTTTGAGCTTCGAACACTTAAAGAAGCAGATTCAGTCTCCCGAATTGTATTTCAAGGATGGAAAGTCAATTTTAGACGATTTGTATTTTAACTGACAAAAATTCGTGTAACCATATACTTAAACTGTATGTGGTTACACGATAATTTTTTTTGAGAGAAGAGGAACTAAAATGGAAAATGAAGAATTGTTAAGTAAAATTAGAGAACTAGAATATAAACTTTATGACCTTCAAAGTAACGTATATTCTCAAGCTAGTACTATAGACAATTTACAAAATTTTAATCTGTATGGTTATTCTTCAGATTTAGAGTCTCTTAGGAGCTGTATAAATTCTAAGGCTGATTTAATGTGTGCTAGCGAATTGGAAACTAAAATTAATGAAGCTCAAAGACAAAATAGTCTAAACTTTTACTACTTAGATCACAAAGAAACTTACAAGAATCATTATGTTGAACTTGGTGATTTGGTTGATGACATCAACAATAATACTGGTTGGTCTTATCGCATAAAGTATATAGAAGAACGCTCTGATAACTATACATTCCATATAGATAACATAAAGGGTTCTTATAATTTTTCAAATTTTGAAGTAAGGGATCTTCTAATCAGAACTTCTATCGAAATTAGTAGTACAGTGCAAA